GGCGCCGCGCCAGTTGTGGCCACCACTACGGGCGGCGGGAGCATTACTTTGTATGCTGGCAAGGTTTATGTGGTCAGCACCGGAGGTAGTGCCTTAACGCCTTCGGAAAGCGCGAAGCTGATGGGCCTGCCGGATAGCGCGGCAAACGCAACGGCAGTGCTGGCGGCGGCTGCGACGGCGCCGATTTATGCGGATGCTAGGCGGATGAATGGCGCCACTATTCACGGCACGGGCGCACCTGCCGATTTGTGGCGAGGCACACCATGACTGGCGCATTTTCTGCCCAATCCTTTCAGGTTTCGTCTTTTTCCGAAAACGCCTTCTGGTTTGATGGCGCAGCGGAAGCCGTCAACGACAACATTATCATTCGCCGTCGTCGGCGTTGGATGCGCAGATAGCTGGGAGCCAGAACATGAGCGCAGTTGAGCGGGAGCCGTGGCATTTGGACAAGAAAGTGCCCCTCGCACTGATAATGACCATGTTCCTGCAAACCATTGGCATCATTTGGTGGGCGGCCTCGCTGTCAACCCGCGTGGATCACCAAGAGCGCCAGATTGTCGGCCTAGTTCAAGCAGAACAGCAAACGAAGCTGGAAGCCCGCCGCATTGGTGAGTGGCTTTCCCGCGTAGATGAGCGAATAGCGGCGCAAACCGAAATGTTGCGCCGCCTTGAGCAAACCCTGGCCGCAACACGATTGAACCCGCAGCAAGGAAACCGATAAGATGAAAGCCAAGCAAAGCCGCGGCTACCGCAACAAAAATCCAGGCAACATTGACTGGAACGCACGGAATAAATGGGTGGGCCAGGTCGGCATTGAGCAGACCGGAAACCCGCCGCGCTTCGCCGTTTTCCAAACGCATGAGCATGGAATCCGCGCCCTGGCCGGGCTGCTGACCACCTATCAGGATCGGCACAATCTGCGCACCGTGCGCGGGATCATCAATCGGTGGGCGCCGGGCAACGAGAACAACACCGATGCCTATGTTCACGCCGTCTCGCGCAAGATCGGGGTGAGCGAGGGCGACACACTGGACCTTCAGACCTACGCGCACATGCGCCCGCTGGTGGAGGCCATTATTACGCATGAACTCGGGGGCAATCCCTATCAGGCATCCGTGATTGACGAAGGGCTGCGTTTGGCCGGTGTGCCCCGCCCCATCCACACAGCGCGCGAGGCGGCGGCCACCCCCACCGGCAAAGGGGCGATCACGGTGGCTGCGGCGGCTTCTGCGGCGGTTACGGCGGCCCCTGCGCTGCAAAGCCTCTCTGCCTTGCCTCAGTGGGTGGGCGTGGCGCTGGTGATCGGCGTGGCGGTCGTGGCCGTTGCCTGGGTGCTGACGCAGCGCGCCAAACGAGCCGTTTGATGCTGGCCACCTGGGCGACCCTCATTGGGGCGCGCGTAACCAAGTATGTCGCCGGCGTTGGGTTTATCCTGGCGGCTTTTGGCGCGGCCTGGCTGAAAGGGCGCAGCGAAGGTTCTGCTGCGGCCCGAGCCAGGGCCACGCAGGCGGAAGTAAAGGCAGCAGGAGAACGAGCCAATGCTGAAATTCGCGCTGATCGTGAGCCTGATCCTGTTGAGCGCCTGCGCCAAGACTGGCCCCGTAAGTGAGTGCTTGGCATGGCGGCCTATCTTGATTCACGCGCAAGACGCTCTGACGACCGAAACGGCGCGGGCTATCCTGGCCCACAACCTGACCGGCCGGCGGCTTTGTGGCTGGTGACATGACCATGAACGCAGCAATTCGGCCCCTGCCGCCGCAGGACAGCGACAAAATCCTGCTTCATGCGCAGCGGTGGCGCCGGGCGGCGGATGCGCTGCAAAAGTGGTCGGATACGGCGCGGAAGTGCGTGGATTACTTTGAGGGCCGCCAATGGAGCGAGGCCGATCTTCGGAAGCTTCAGCTTGAAAAGCGGCCGGCGCTGACCCTCAACAAAATTCGGCCTTTGGTCAATCTGGTGCTGGGGTACTTCCTCAACCAGCGCACGGACATTCGGTTTCTGCCAGGCTACGATGGGGAAGGCACCGCCGAATTGGCGCAGGTGCTTTCGCACATTGAGTTGCAGATTTCCGAGATGAGCCAGCTTGGGTTTGTGAATGCCGAGGTCTATCTGGACGGGCTTTTGACCGGGCGCGGGTATTTTGACACGCGCATTGATTTTCAGCGCAATGACCTGGGCGATGTTCGCACTCGGGCGGCAGACAATTTCGCGGTTTATATTGACCCTGATCTTGATGATTATGATTTGAATCAGGGCAGCTATATCATGCGGTCCAGGTGGATCAGCCTGGACGAGATCGAGCTGTTCTACGGGATGGATGCCGTCAATCGGATTGGCCCGTTTATGCAGTCGGGTGGCGTGGCTACCGGAATGCCGACCGGCATTGCGGGGTATCAGGAGGAAACCAGCCCTGTGCGGCGGTTTGCCCTGGAATCCGACGCCGAATTAGCCTCGGTCTATTCGGACCAGTTCTATGACTTTGTTGATATCAACCGCCGCAACGTGCGCCTTTTGGACATTGAGCATTATGTTCGCGTGAAGCGGTGGTTCTTTGTGGATTTGGAAACAGGCTCCACCAAGCCGGTGCCGGACCATTGGAACAAAGAGCGAGTGGACAAGGCCCTCGCGTGGTCAAAGGAAAATGGGCTGCCAGTGGTGGTTCAGCAGCGCCTGGATCGGCGCCTTCGCTGCGCACACATGATCGGTGATGTGATCGTCTATGATCGGTGGAGCAAGTACGACACCATGAGCCTGACGGGGTTTTTCCCGTATTTCAGGCGCGGCATGACGCAGGGCATGGTGGAACACCTGCTTGATCCGCAAGACGAAGTGAACAAGCGGCGCAGCGCCCGGCTGAACATGATTGGCCGAAGTGCCAATGGTGGATGGGCCTACCCCAAGGGATCATTGGACGCGCAGGCCAAGGCCAATCTGGAACGCTTTGGTTCAACGCCAGGCTTCCAGATGGAATATGACACCAAGGGCGGCACGTTACCGGCGCCGGCGCAAATCCAGCCGAGTGTGACGCCGGTTGCAATGTCGCAGCTTGAGCAGGAAGCCGAGGATGATCTGAAGAAAATCTCCGGCATCAATGACAGCGCCCTCGGCATGATTGACCAAGCCGTGATGTCGGGCAAAGCCATTGAGCGGCGGCAGAAGCAAACCATCGTGGGGCTTGAGCATTATGTCACGAACTTCCGCCGCACAACGAAATTGTTGGGCAGAAAGCATCTTGAACTGATCCAGGCGTTCTACACGGAGCGGCGCGTCATTCGGGCGACCGGGCGAGGGACAACGCAGGTTGCCATGATCATAAATGAGCGCACCGCAGGCGGCATCATCAATGACGTGACGCTCGGCAGCTTTGCGGTGGCTGTGGACCAGACGCCAATGAGCAAAAGCTTCATGGAAGCGCAGTTTGAAGAAATGCTTTCGCTGAAGCAGATGGGTATGCCGATCCCTGACGACTTCCTGATTGATGCGTCCAGCATGGATCGCAAGGAAGAACTCAAGGCGTCGTTGGCGGCTGCGCGGAAGGCACAAAGCATGATGGGCCACAATGGCGGTCCCGCAATGGATGGCGAGGACAGCGGAGCGCCGCCGCAATCGGCTGGCCCAGGGCCTGGCGGGAGCCGCGTGGGAATTGATGGCGGATCGCTACCAAGCGGGCCTGAGCCCGGCGCCCCGGTCCCGATGGTAGGCTGAAGGAACCGACCAATGATTGCACCGGCTCGGAAATTCAAGGTTGGCTATCGGGTTCACACGGTTCCCGATGTGATTGTCATTGCGGATTTGGCCGGGCAGCTTGAGCGGCACGTTTCGCCCGGGTGGTATGCGGTCGTTTTCTTTGCGGATGGCCGTGGCGCCGCGATGGGGGCTGACGCGGCCACCCCGACGCCGGCAGATTACATAGTCTCTTGGATGGTGAAGGTGGCCGTGGCGCTAAACCGCCAGGCCAACCACGGCGGGCATTGGGTGGTGGGCTGGGCCGATCGGCAGGAGGCCACCTTGATCTGGCGCGATCAGGACGGGGACGTTCACGTTGCCATTGAGGTGGATTGCAAGCCTTCAAACGTCGAAAGCTACACGGCCGAGCATCTGATCCAATTGGGGGAAAAGGGCATTGCTGAATGGCACATGCGCAATTCCTGGGTTGATGCGAGCGGCAACGAGGTTGTGAACTTGGCGCAGCGCGCGGCATTGGCCCAGCGGCGTCATTAAAGGGTTCGCCCGCGGTCAGCGATATGACCGCCCTGCCGCCGAGGTTCGGGCGTTTGGTCGGAACTCTCCGCCGATACAGGGGACAGAGGATAATCTATGCCACCGGAAATGAACGATGGGGCTGACGCCCCAGCGGTAGAACACGCGCGCCCGCAAGATGGCGGAACACCGGCCAACCAGCCGGACCCGACCGACATTGACGCGGCGGAACTCAGGGCAGCTTACGCCGCACTTGAGGCCGAAGAACGCGCCACCCAAGAACAACACGAAGCACCCATCGGCAGCCAGGCCGCGCCGCAAGGCGACGACCAAGCACCAGCCGAGACGGACCAACCGTCAGAACGGGCGCCTGGTGCGGTGCCATACGAGCGTTTTGCAAAGGTCAATTCCGACCTGCGAAACGCCCGGGATGACGCCGAATTTTTCAAGGGTAAGGCAGAGGCGTTGGAAAGCGTAATCAAGGGAGGGGCGCCGGCCAATTCGCCGCAAAACCCAGCCCAGCCTACGCAGCCAGCAGCGCCCGATCCGGCTACCGATCCGATCCGGCAGATCAGGGATGCAATTCAGTCTGAGGCCAAACGGTACGATCAGGGCGAAATCACCCTGTCCGAATACGAGGCATTCAGGATGGAGCGCGAGGACCAAATCCAAGCAATCCATCTTCAGCGTGTGCAGGAAACCGTTGCCCGCCAGGCAGCGCAGCCGAGCATGGCCGATGAGGCAATGCTGTCTGCCCATGCACAGCAACTGGATCAGCAATATCCGTATCTGCCTGCCATGTCGCCGGAGCAGCTTTTTAAGCTGCGCGATATGGCGGTTTTTCAAGCGCAGCAGGAAGGGCGCCCGTTTGGCAACTCCGCCAACGAAACCCGCAGGCTGCGTGAGGCGGTCGCGCAACTTTCCGTAGGCTTTGGCCCCGCGTGGGGGGTTCAACTGCCGGCATCCTCTGAAGGAAACACGCAAGCAACCCGGAAGGCATCCGGCGCACAACCCTTGTCGGATGCGGCCGCTGCGCGGCTGCGGAAGCATGGAATGGCTGCCGATATGCCGCCCGACACAAACAACATGGGCACCGCGGGCAACGGCGAAGTCTTTACCGATCAGCGCATTTCGCAAATGACGGACGAAGAAATCATGGCCCTGCCCCCGACTGTCCGGCAACGATTCCTCTCAGGATAACGAAAGGCAGAAACTACTATGGCGACAACCGATTTTGGCGCCCTTTCCAGTGCGAAGAAGCGCATTTGGGGGGCAGAACTTTGGCAGGCCGGGCGCGACCAGAATTTCTGGATGAGCAACGGCTTTGCTGGCACCGGCATGAATAACCCGGTGCAGCGCATTACCGCACTGACGGAAACGGAGCGTGGGCGTGTCTGCGTCATGCAGCTTGTCGGCGACATCGGTTCTGATGGGACGGTGGGCGACAATATCCTCGAAGGCAACGAGGAGGCGATGTGGAATGACAGCATTGAAATCCGCATTGACCAAATTCGCCAAGGCGTTCGCTCTCGCGGGAAGATGTCTGAACAGGATACGGTGATTCGCTTCCGCACCGTCGGACGCGAAAAGCTTGGCTTCTGGATGGCGGATAAGCTTGACGAAATGATGTTCCTTTCCATTTGTGGCATTTCCTACAGCCTCAATTTGGATGGTTCCAGCCGCGTCGGCACCAGCCAACTTCCTTCGCTGAACTTCGCTGCTGACGTGACCGCGCCTTCATCTGGCCGTCGCGTTTTTGCCGGCGCGGCATCCAGCGTGGGTACGCTCACCTCGTCTGACACGGTGACTTGGAACGGGCTTGTCGGGCTTCTGACGACCGCCAAGCGCAAGCGCATCAAGCCGATCCGTTCTGGCGGCAGGGATTATTACGCGGTACTGCTCTCTACCGAGCAATGCCGTGATCTTCGCCGTGACTCAAACTACCAAACCATTGTCAGCCGCGCCGGCGTCAGGGGGGATGCAAACCCGCTGTTCAAGGGCGCGACGGCCGTGGTTGAAGGCTTGGTGATCTACGACCACCAAAAGGTGCCGACCACCTTTGGCCTGGCTGGCGGTTCCAAGTGGGGCTCGGGCGGCACGGTGGACGGCGCCCAGGCGATCCTGATGGGGGCGCAGGCATTGGGCTTCGCCACCATTGGCGAAACCGAATACAACGAATCCGACAATACAGACTATGGCAATCGCCCTGGTATGTCTGTCGGGCGCGTGGTCGGTTTGCTGAAGCCGCAATTCCAATCGGTGTTTGATGCCCGGTCCAAACAGGATTTCGGCATCATCTCTTGGTACACGGCGGCCGCCGCCTAATCAGGCAAGGCCATCATCTGAGAAAGGCGTCAGCCCGCGTGTAAGCGGGCGCGGCGCCTTTTTCATTTCCAGCCCCTCAACCTTTCCAGATCAAAAGGAGGTTTCCCGTGAGCGGAACCCGTTATATCTACCAATTGCAGCTTCAAGACTTTGCGCGCGGTCAGCCTTTGGCGAGCGCGGGCGGTGCTGCGATTATCTGCCAGCCGGGCACGGCGCGCAAAGCCACGCTTTTCAATGCTGATACGGGCGCGGCGCTTGCCAACCCAATCAGCATGACGCGCGGCAATCTTCGGTTCGCCACAGATATTGCGCTGGCCACCGTGGACATTTACGGCTTTGCGCCGGATGGCGGCTTTTTTGTCATGCGCGGCGCGCGGCCGGGCGCCGATCCTGAAATTCCGTATTCCATGGATCAGGTGCAGCACACGGCAGTCATCCCTTTGGCGGCGCCGGACTTCACCGCCGCCACGGAAGGCACGACTGGTCTGCAATTCCCGGCCGGCGCGCTTTTGTCGCCAGCGGCGGCATTGCGGGTGACGGTTCTGGAAGGCTCGCGCACCATTGAGGTCGGCCTGCTTTCTTCGGAAAGCGGCGGCGACGCGGATGGCCTGCTTGATGCGGTGTCTCTGGCAGCGGTTGGGACCATTGCCCCAGCCGTTTCCGGCACTCCTACGCTTGGCGCGCTGCTGGTCCAAAACTTTGCCACCACGCCCGCGGTCAACCTGCCTGACACGCACGCTATCGGCCCAGCCGCGGCGCGCACGATCAGCGCGACCTTCTCCGCATCCTCGGCAACGGCGCAAGCATTTGCGGTGCTGCCGTATGTCAAGCCGCACATCTGATAGCGGCAATGGCCTTGGCGTTTCGGCGCCAAGGCCGCGCTTTCCCTGAAACAAAACGAAAGACCAAAGCATGTCTGAGAGCATCATTACCGTGACCGACGACCAGTGGTCAGTGTCGGACAGCAACGCCAAAACCGAGGCGCGCACACATGAGCCGGTTGCCGGGTTTTTCTACAAGCTGACCGCGCAAAGCAAGACTCCGATGCCGCGCCAACATGCGGCGGTTTTCCTGCGCGATCCGGCGTTCAAGGTTTTCGATGAGCTGGGCCAGCTTCAAGCTGCATTGCCCGAGCAATTGAACCTGCGCGCGACCAAGGGCGGCATTGTGCTTCAGGAAGGCCAAACGGTGGCTAACCTTGAAGACCTGACGACCAAAGCGCTGTTTGCCCGGTGCGTGGCCCGGCCAGGCGGCCATGAGGTTAACCCGAAGGATCGGGCGGCGATGGTTGAATTTCTCAAGACGGCGCCTTTGGTTGTTGAATTGCCGCGCAGTCAGCGCGCCCGCGACATGACCAGCGATGCCGAAACCAGTCCCGATCAGTTGCCGGACGACGTGACCGCAAGGATGATGGGCGCCCAAGATGCTCTCGCGCGAGCGGGCGTAACCGGGCAGCAGCGCGATCCGCTTGAGATGGGCGCCTAATAAGCCATGGCCGGCGCGCTGACCATCGGACAGATTTGCGAACGGGCGCTACGCAAAATTGGCTCCTATTCCATCAATGACGATGGCGCGCGTCAGGTGGAGATGGAAGAAGCGCGCAACTGGCTGGATTTGATTGTCGGCCATGTGGCAGCGCGGCGCCGGACGTGGTGGCTAATCCCTCAGACGGCAACACTCACCCTGCTTGCGGGCCAATCTTCCTACCCGCTGGCGGCCGGCCTAGGCGCGCTTTCTGGCGTTCAGCATGTGGTTGATGTGTGGGCGACTGACACGCGATCGGGGCAGAAAAGCCAGATAACGATTGCCCGCCGCGACGAATGGGATGCGCGCCAGCCCAGCGAAAGCGATGCGCCGGCTATGGTCTATGTGGATCGCACTGACGATCCAACGCTGCATGTGTGGCCGACCCCGCCTAATGATCCGCATTACACCCTGGCCGTCACTTTCCAGCGGTTTTCGACCGACATGCGGCAAGGGCAGCTTTCCACGGAAATGCCGGATCTCCGAACGACGTGGAATCTCTACCTCATTACCGCCCTGGCCTACGAGATTGGCAACGGGCCGGTGCGCAAGCTTCCTGCGGATGAAGTGGCGGAACACAAGCTGCGGGCCACGGAATTGCTGCGCGATCTGGAAGATTACGATGGGCAAGAGCAGGCCGGGCAACCGCGGCGCATTGCCTACAACGATTTCTGAGGAAGGCCGGACATGCAACGCGCGCTTCTGAGTGACTTTGCCCTCAAGAACCCATATTATGCCGGCGCTTCGGTGAGCGTGTATGAGGTCAATCAAAACCTTCAGGCGACCGCGACCCTGGCAACCCTATTTGCTGGCCCGGTTGGGGCTACGCTTCGGCCCAATCCTATTGCGCTGGACAGCGAAGGCAAGTTTCCCGGCCCGGTCTATGTCGAAAAGCCGGTTGTGATGACCCTCACGACTGCGGGCGGCGCCACGCAAAGCCTGGGGGTTTCCGGCATTATTCCGCGCTGGCGTGGCGTGTGGACGGCGTTTTCGCTCTATTATCCCGGTGAGCGTGTGCGCGATCCGAATGGCCCGACGACTTGGATTGCCGTGCAAGGCCATGTCAGCAACACGTTCTCGGGCGAAGTGGCGCAGGGGTTTTGGCAAGAAGAAATTGACGCCGACGCCCTCACTGACGCCCTGGCCCTTGATGTGCTGGGCAATGTGATTCCGACCGCGCCTGCCAATGCGTATTTGCGGGTGAACGCAGGCGAAAATGGCATTGAGGCCAGGACGGCCGAGCAGGCGCGCGCTGATTTGGGGGTGGTCAATCGCGCCGGCGACACCATGACGGGTGCCTTGGTGCTTCCCGGTCAAAACCCGACACTGGAAAACCAAGCGACGCGCAAGGGCTATGTGGACGCCATTGTTGCGGCGGTGATTGCGGCGGCCAATCCGCCAGGCAAGATTGACGCATTTGCCATGTCCAGCCCGCCTACCGGCTGGTTGTTTGCCGATGGCAGCGCCGTGTCGCGGATCACATACGCGGCACTCTTTGACAAGATTGGCACCGCGCACGGCATAGGGGATGGCGCAACGACATTCAATTTGCCGGATTACCGCGGTGTGTTCCTGCGCGGCTTTGACGCAGGACGCGGGCTTGATCCTGGGCGGGCTTTTGCAACGTTTCAGGACGATGAAATTGAGAGTCATGGGCACGCAGTAACCGTCATTGATCCCGGCCATTTCCACTCTCAGCAAGGGTCGGGGAGCATCAGCTATGGTGGCGGCGTAAACGCAAATGGCGCCGCAAATAGTTTTTCAAATACAGGATCTATGACTACGGGCATCACGGCCAGCGCAAACAACACAGGCGGCGCCGAGACCCGGCCCAAGAACGTCGCCGTTTACATCTGCATCAAGACCTGAGCCAAGGAATCACAGGCCATGCCGCAATTTCTCCGCGTTCAGGAGTTTGACGTTTGGCGCCCTGGCTATGCCGGGGCGACCGTTGAAATCATCATTGCTGGCACAACAACGTTGGCATCGGTCTATTCAGATCCATTGCTTTCCGTGCCTGCCACCAATCCGCAAGTGCTGGCGACCGACATAGATGGCAGCGGCCGCACTTACGGGCGGTTTGCCAACCCGATCTATGTGGGTGTGCCTTATCAGCTTGTCATCAATGATGAGGGTGCTACCGGCATTGAGCAATTACCGCTGGCGTCTTTGAGCGGTGCCGATGCGTCGCTTGCCACGGTCACATCAAGCCGCTCGGGGGCGGTTGCGCGCACCTTGGGCGCAGCCCTGGATGATACGATTTCGGCGCTGAATTTCGGGCCGCTGGTGTTCAATTCACCGTCCAACAATACCGCGACCTTGACTGCGGCAATCAGCGCGGCGGCGGCAGATGGCGGCGGCGTAGTGCAGATACCCAAGGGCATTTACGACTTGACCGCGCTTTCCTTGCCGCAGGGGGTTCGCTTGCGCGGCGCTGGGCGCGGCACGACCGAATTGCGCAGCACCCAGGGCCAGGCGGTTGTGACCATGGCCGGCGCCAATGCCGGGCTGGAAGATTTGACCCTAAGCGGGGTCAATGCGGTGACAAACTCGGTCGGCATTCGCGCGATCAACAAAGCCAATCTAGCGCTGCGCAATGTGGCTGTCAGCAGTTTTGCGACCGGGCTGCATATCTCGGGCGGTGACGGTGTGGCCTTTGAAGAATTGCATGTGTCGGCTTGCACCAGGGGCGCCTATCTCGTAGGCCAATTGCTGCCGGGGCAAGGCGGGGCGGCCCTGCGATCCCTTGAATGGCGCGGCGGTTCGGTGGCGTCCTGCATCAATGCCGGTTTGGTGATTGAAGGCGTGGATGCCGAAGCGCAAAACCTCGTGTTTGAGCAGGTGTATTTCGATGCCAATGCCGCGGATGCAGTGACGATTACGGGCGGGCGGAGCATCATGTTCCCTGCCTGCTTCTGGCGCGGAAACCTGGGTAATCTTAAGATTGAGGATGGCGCAAACCCGGTCAACAAGGCGGTGAATACCAGCCGATCGGTGCGGGTGCTGGGCGGGCGGATGGATGGCGGCGAGATCCGCTTCAATGGCGAATGCCGGGCCGTGGTGTTTGACAACACCGAATTGCTTGGCGTGTCGCTTATTGCTTCGGTGCCGGCCGAGCCGATCATCTTCCGCGACTGTTTTGAAAATGCCGCCGTGCAGCAGACTGGCGCGGTGGAGCGTCTCTCGCGCATCAAAAGCAATCGGCGCGGGCGGTTCCGCCTGACGACGACCAACAATACTGCCGCCGCCGCTTGGCAGATTGAGGTTCCGCCTGGTGATGTGGTGCGGATACGCGCCGATGCGGTTGCGCGGCGCATGAATGGGCCGGAAGTGGCCAGTTATGTCGCTGAAGGCGTAATCAGCCGCCCAGGCGCGGCCTTGGATTTCAGTAGCGCCAGCACGACGCTCACGCCCGGGTCAACCGTGACGGGCGCCACATCTGGCGCCACGGCCCGCGTTATTGCCGTGACCCAGGTGGGTGCGGCGGGCACAATCACGCTGCGCGATGTGGCTGGCACGTTCCAGACCGGCGAGAACCTGGTTTTTAGCGGAGGCCCAACGGCAACCGCAGCCAGCGCGCTTGTGACAAGTAATGCCCTTGCAGGGACGGTGCGGGTCAGCGCCGGCAATCTGGCTACCTACAGCATGACGCTGGACGCCAGCGGCGCGCTTGCGCGGCTGATGGTGACAGGAGAGGCCAGCCACACGGTTGAATGGGAAGTGATGGTGGATTTCCTGATGGCGGGCCTGCGCTAATGGCGCAATGGGCAAACTTCCCCTGGGAACAAGCCATGTTCACCAATGCGGATGAGGCGATTTTGCGCCGTCGCGTGGCTGTGGCCGAAAACCTTTATAGCAACCGGTCAGGCGGCTGGTCCCGGTTTCCCGGCTTGCGGCCCTGGATGGCGCTGCCAGGCCAGGGGCGGATCACGCTCAAGTGGTGGCGCGGCGACTTGGTTGCCGTGGGCCAGGCCGGACAAGTCTGGCGTATTGGGCGCAATGGGCAGGGCCAGAATGTGACTGGCATTCCGCTTTCAGGCGGTGGTAGGCCGACCTTTGCCGCGACTGATGAAAGCTTAGTGATTGCCGCCGGCGGGCCGATTGTTGCCCTTGATTCTGGCGCTACGCGGCTGCTTTCTGCCCAGGCACCAACTTCGACGCATGTGGCTTGGATTGACGGCTATCTGGTGGCGATTGAGCCCTATACGGGGCGATTCCGCTACAGCGAGCCAGGCGGGTATGAGTCGTGGGACGATCTTTCGGTATTCACCGCCGAGGGCAAGCCTGATGATTTGGTGGCGGCGGCCGTCACCCCTTACAATGAATT